CCCGAAAGACTGAAGTTTCTGCCGTAAAATCAGGCAACAGAGGTGCCGTAGGTCGTCCAAAAGGCGACGCATCGATCATAAACGAGTACAAAGCTCGTATGTTGGCTAGTCCTAAGTCACGTAAAGTGCTTGAGACTATTTTTGACGCCGCTTTGGACAACGAACATAAAAACCAAGCCGCCGCTTGGAAACTTGTGATGGACAGGATACTACCTGTAGGGGCTTTTGAGAAAGATGTAGTCCAAGGTGCGGGCAGAAACGCCATACAAATTAATATTACAGGCGTGGGGGAAGTTGATGTAAGCCCTGCGTCTACAATAGAAGGTGAAATAATAGACGATGCTTAAATATTTCACTGTTGACGAGTTTGATTGCTCACATAGCGGGGAAAACCGTATGTGCATGGAGTTTCTAGAGAAGCTAGACGCTCTACGGGAAGAATGTAACTTTCCTTTTATTGTGACCTCTGGCTATCGTTCGCCTACGCACCCTGAAGAGAGCAAAAAGACTCGTCCGGGGACACATAGTCAGGGCATTGCCGCCGACATAAAAATAACAAACGGCGGTTCTTTATACACCATTGTAAACTTAGCTCTTAAGCACGGGTTTACTGGTATAGGTGTAGCTAAGAATTTTGTACACCTCGACACCCGTGGCACAACCCCTGTAATCTGGACGTATTGATGTATTATACTAAACACGTAACACTGACAGACACGACAGAGACTCCGTTGTTTACAGTTCCTGATGGTTATCACGCTAACATTACTTTTGTTTTTGCGGCTAACCACTCGGGCACTCCCGGAAACGTAACCGTTAAGTGGACAGACGACGCAGGCACGCCTAACGACTTAATGTACATTTTTGACACTGTACAAGTAGCGGCTAACAACAACATAACGCTAGGTGGGCAATCACAGGCACCTATCTTTGTTCTACACGAGGGAGAAGTAGTTAGGGCTCAAGCTGGGCAGGTAGGTGACATGGAAGTTGCTGTTACATTTAACTTAGAAGAAAATGCACCAGCACTGGTTAACTTTGTTTAATGGATCTTAACATAGAATTACTGCCTTGGCAACAAGATGTCTGGTCAGACGACACAAGATTTAAGATTGTAGCGGCAGGTAGACGGACAGGTAAGTCTCGACTAGCCGCTTGGCTTTTGATTGTAAACGCACTACAGGCAAACAAAGGCCATGTGTTTTACGTTGCGCCCACACAAGGACAAGCCCGTGACATCATGTGGCAGACCTTGTTGGAGCTAGGACACCCAGTGATCCAAGGTTCGCATATTAACAACCTTCAGATCAAGCTAGTCAACGGGGCCACGATTAGTCTTAAGGGAGCCGACAGACCCGAGACGATGCGTGGTGTGTCCTTGAAGTTTCTAGTAATGGACGAATACGCCGACATGAAGCCAGAGGTATTCGAGCAGATCTTGAGACCTGCGTTGGCTGACCAAAAGGGCGGTGCATTGTTCATCGGTACACCAATGGGAAGGAACCATTTTTATGAACTATACAAGTACGCTGAACTGGAAGACGATCCTACGTATCGCAGTTGGCATTTTACTTCGTATGATAATCCGTTGCTGGACCCCAGTGAAATCGATATTGCAAAAAAGTCTATGTCTTCTTACGCGTTTCGCCAAGAATTTATGGCTAGTTTTGAAGCGCGTGGGTCAGAAATGTTTAAGGAAGATTGGGTTAAGTTTAGTGAAGATAAGCCGGAGATAGGAGACTACTACATTGCTGTTGACTTGGCAGGGTTTGAGGAAGTCAATAAAAAGAAGACCAAAAACAGTAAGCTCGACGAAACAGCAATCGCAGTCGTTAAAGTCAATCCTGATGGTTGGTATGTTGATAATATTATTTATGGTCGATGGGACCTTAACGAGACTGCCGCCAAAATTTTTCAGGCCGTTAGAGACTACCGTCCCGTTAGCGTGGGTATCGAGAGAGGTATTGCTAAACAAGCCGTAATGTCGCCCCTGTTTGATTTACAGAAGCGTTACGGTACGTTTTTCCGGGTAGAAGAACTTACACACGGTAACAAAAAGAAAACAGACCGTGTTATGTGGGCGTTACAGGGAAGGTTTGAAAACGGCTTCATAACACTTAACAAAGGTGAATGGAACTCTAGGTTTCTCGACCAGTTGTTTCAATTTCCAGACGTACTGACGCACGACGACTTAGTCGATGCGCTAGCGTACATAGACCAGTTGGCTAACGTGGCGTATAGCTACGAATTTGAAATTGATGACCACGAAATATTAGACATAGTGGCAGGATACTAATATGGAAGAAATGTTTGAGTTAGATCCTTTGATGGCTGAAGAAACCCTAGAAGAGTGGGTTACTACTAAATGTCAAGATTGGAGGGACTATTACGAAGCAAATTATGAAGAAAAATTCGATGAATACTATAGATTATGGCGTGGTATTTGGGATCCTGCTGACAGCCAGCGTCGCTCTGAGCGCTCCCGTATTATTTCTCCTGCACTACAGCAAGCTGTTGAGTCTAACGTAGCAGAACTAGAAGAGGCTACTTTTGGTCGTGGCAAGTGGTTTGACATTTCAGACAACATGGGCGACACAGAAAAACAAGACGTACAGTTTCTACGACGGAAGACTTTGAGCAATGCAAAGTGCGACAAGCTGTTGCAGAATGCCTAATTAATGCCGCAGTATACGGTGTAGGTATTGGTGAAGTTGTTTTAGAAGAAATAAAAGAAATGACACCGGCAACACAACCAGTTATGGACGGACAGTTGACTGCTGTAGGCGTTAACACCGCAGATAGAACCGTAGTTAAGTTACGACCTGTCTTACCCCAAAACTTTCTTATTGAACCTGTAGCAACCTCTGTTGAAGACGCCGTAGGTGTGGCGATTGACGAGTTTGTTTCTAAATACCACGTAGAAGAACTACAAGAACAGGGTGTGTACAGAAAAGTAGACTTAGGTACAGCGGCTCCCGATTCTTCCCTAGAGCCTACAGACGACGACCTTTTAGTTTATGCAGACGAAAAAGTAAGGCTTACTAAGTACTATGGTAAAGTTCCACGTCATATGCTAGAAAAAGAAAGCGATGACGTAATGGAAGAAGACTCTTATTACGCTGAAGCTATTGTCGTTTTAGGAAATGGCGAGTTACTAAAAGCAGAGCCAAACCCGTACATGATGCAGGACCGTCCTGTTGTGGCATTCCCTTGGGACGTAGTGCCCGGACGCTTCTGGGGTCGTGGTGTGTGCGAAAAAGGATACAACTCCCAGAAGGCCCTAGATACCGAGCTAAGGGCACGTATTGATGCACTTAACCTAACTATTCACCCCATGCTTGCTTTGGACGCTACGAGGCTCCCACGAGGCGCTAAGCCCGAAGTACGTCCCGGTAAGATGATCTTAACCAACGGAGATCCTCGTGAAATTCTTCAGCCATTTAACTTTGGTAATGTTAATCAGATTACCTTTGCACAAGCCGGGGCGCTACAACAGATGGTACAACAGGCTACCGGAGCCGTGGACTCAGCAGGAATTGCGGGTCAGGTTAATGGCGAGGCTACTGCCGCCGGTATTTCTATGTCTCTTGGGGCTATTATTAAACGTCATAAGCGAACTCTAATCAACTTCCAACAGTCATTTTTAATTCCGTTTGTTAAAAAAGCGGCTTACCGTTATATGCAGTTTGACCCTGATAGTTATCCTGTAGCTGACTATAAGTTTAACGCAACGAGTACATTAGGGATTATTGCAAGAGAATACGAAGTTACACAGCTTGTACAACTCCTGCAAACTATGGATAAACAGTCTCCGGTATATAACACACTAATCCAAAGCATTGTAGAAAACATGAATCTGTCTAACAGAGAAGACTTGATTAGAGCAATGCAGAAAGCACTAGAGCCTAACCCACAAGCACAGCAGATGGCTATGCAACAGCAACAGGCACAGCTTGAGTTCCAGCAGTCACAAACTGCGGCTATTAAAGCACAAGCTCAAGAGTTTAGCGCTAGGGCTACTAAGCTGTCAGCAGAAGCCGCAGTGGTTCCACAAGAGCTTGAGATTGACAAGATCAACGCTATTACAAAGAATCTCAAAGAAGGTGACGCTGATGACAAAGAGTTTGATCGTCGAATGCGGATTGCCGAAGCTATGCTAAAAGAGAGAGAAGTAGTCACACGCGAACGACAACAAGAGAACACAGAAAAAGCATCAGAGCAGACTAACAAAGCTGAACAACTGTTGATGTCACGACTTTCTCAATGAATGTAGACTTAAAATTAACAGCGCTGTATGATAAACTGCTGGCTGAAATACGCGCAGTAGAAACTATACAGGGCGAAAAAGGTGACCAAGGCGAGCAGGGCATACAAGGCCCGAAAGGTGAGCAAGGTGACCGTGGTGAACAAGGAAACACTGGACCAGAAGGAAAAGCTGGTCGGGACGGTGTTGACGGAAAAGATGGTCAAGACGGACAGGACGGCGTATCGGTAGTAGACGCTGAAATTGATGTTGATAACCATCTTGTACTAAAACTTAGCGACGGCTCTGACGTAGACGCAGGAAGCTTAGAAAGCCTAACTGCGGTAGGACAGCAGGTTTATGCCTCTGTTTCTGCTGGTGGAATAACCAACGCTGACGAAACTTATACGTGGATAGACTACGCCTCTGGGTTTACATCTACGCCCACGTTTGTTGAGACTATTACTAGTGGGGACGTGTACTCCTACGTGTACGGAAGTACGACACTCTACCGTCTTGTCGGTACTAGTGAAGACTCGTTTTACAGATCTTTTTCAAGCCCTACCCTTAGCGGCCTTGTAATCTCTAGGGGTTTAACAATTTAAGGAGGCCACATGGCTTTTGTTGCAACAGATTGGAGTATTACTCGTTCTACGGGTAATATTCGATACGTAGGTGACCTTCACGGCGGAGCTTCCCCAAGCTATTGCACGGTCATTGAACTACACAGGGAGTTACAGAACTTTGCAGACAACGCAACGTCTTCAGGTGACGACCAGTTAGACATTACTGACGCTAACCCGTCACAGCGTTCTACGGACAACATTATTACGCTAATCAATGGATATAATATTGACGACGCTTCCGCAGAATACCTGTACGACGGTTCTATCATTCAGTCAGGCGGTGACGTAATTTACGATGGTGTTGTAAATTTTGGTAACGCCGCCACTCTCCAAGTCATCCAAGACGGAGCAGTATTGACTAATGACTATTGGAACGAGGCGGCACATAAGGCCGCTACTGGAGATGCCGCCTCTGGTATTTCACACCGATTCCTAGTTAAAGTACGCACAGGCGGAGCAGACATCGATGGTCGTCGTTTAATTGGTCTTAGTCGGACTTACGGAAACACCTACTCGGAGTTTTCAATTAACGGCTCAACCCGAGGTAACAACGTACTAGCGTTGTCGGAAGGTACTGACCTCAACAACGGAACAGCGTTAGGTACTGTAGCAGGTTATACGTCAGTTACCTTTACCGAAGGTTACCAGCAGATTGATATTACAGGTGACGGTGTTGACGAAGATTACTACGTTCAATGGGACAAAGGTACTCAAACAATCAACGACACTTACGAGCGTGTTAAGTACTTGACTCGTGACGGAACCAGTGACACACTATTTGGTTTGAACGGTCTGTTGTTCCGTGGTATTACACACGAGCTTGACTTAAGCGGTACTAGCTCTGGTACATTTGACGCCGCTGGTTTTGAACCCGTAAGCTGGACAGGCGGTACAGGTCAAATGCTTGCCGTAGATAACGCCACAGCAGGATCAGCAACTAAGATGTGGATTCAGTTGTT